TTATGGTGAGTTCTTTCGTTCGGCGTGCCATTACATGTTCGCCTTGGTGACGGACTCGAAAGTGATGTCGAACTCCTGAGCCTGAAGGAGTTTCTTCGCGTCGGGCATCATCTTGTAGTTGGTGAGTGCGCCATTGACACACACATACTTGGTACCGTTGCCGGGCATGGTGATGATGGCGCTGGCGAAGTAGGCATCGTGGCTGGTGGTCTGGGCGAGTGCCCAGGCATCGAAGTAGGCCACACTGGGCGAGTCGGGCATCAGCTTGATCTTGATCTTGATCGGGTGGAACTCAAACCCGATGGACAGCTTGCCGTCCACACCCATGGAGACTGCCGTAACAGCCTGGGCATCGGCAGTGAACATGTCATCGGCAGCATAACCCTGGAGCGTGATTGGCGCAGGGAAGAGGGCCGGGAGTGTGAGGATGAAGCTCGCGTTGGCAGAGGTGATAGTTTTGGCCATGTGTCATGCTCCTTACTGGATGTCGATGGAGGCGAGGTTCAGCTGCTGAACGGAACCACCGTCCATATACCACAGCGTGCAGGGAGGCGTGGTGCGGTTGTTGCGAGCGTTGCCGGAAGCCGGGAGCACCTGCATGTAGTAGCCACGAGTCGCGAGGATGCCATCGATGGGAACGCCAGCAGCTGAATTGACCTGGGCAACCTGCGTGGCCGTCAAGGGGACACCGATGTTGATGACGCCCGCATTGAGAGCAGAGGTGATGACATTCTGGCACGCAGCCTCGATCATCGCGTAACCCACGTTGTTGTAGGGGACGGCATTGGTATTCGTGAACATGGTGAAGAGGGAGAGCTGCAGCGCACTGTTCAGCCAGATGGCATTCACGTAGCTGTCGGACCAGTTGAAGGTGCCGGAGATCTGTCCGTTATAGAAGATGTTGAAGCCCTGATTTGCCGTGGCGTAGGCGCCATAGAAGTTGTAATCATTGGCCAGCGCATTGGCCGCGCTGGTGGGATCCGCAATCGTGGTGGTAAGCCCGGACCCGGACTTGAAGGCCAGAGAGATTCGGCCATTGGTCTGGTTGTAGTTCACCGCAGCGAATGAGCCACAGACGAAGGCGGCAGACATGGGATCGAGGTAGACAGGAATGGTTCCGTTGAGGCTGAGTGCCTTGGTGTACTGCCCGATGCAGGAAGCGTTGGGGCTGGAGGTGACGATGGTGGCGTCAGAGTCATAGCAGACGTAGGCGAACTGGCCACCCGTTCCGCTGGTCCAAGTGGCGAACGCCTGTTTGTCAGTCGCGATGGGCTCGAAGCAGGTGGCGAAGGTGGCCCAGTTCTGGGTGGAGAGCTGAATGGCCGTCATTGCCGTGGCAGGGGTCATGACTGCAGAACCAGGACTGATCGTCCCGGCAGTGAGGCCAAGGGTGGCAGCAGGGGTGCCGCTGGCCTGCGTGATGCTGGTATTCGTGCATAGGGTGACAGTGGCATTCGCCGCACTCTGGACCACGAATGCGCTGAACTGCGAGCTGTAGCTGATCGTCGTGCCAAGCGCTGCGCCAACGAAGGCAGCAGAGAAGGCAGTCTGGAGGAGCGTGGCTGCGTTGCTCAGGCTGGTAGCCGTGGAGAGGTTCAGGGCAGCGCTCGTGCAGAGCAGGCCATTGATGGTCAAGGCCAGCGTGCCACTGGTGATCGCCTGCACAGCCGTGAGGGAGAGCACGCTAGTCCCGCGCAGGTAGGCCGCTGCGCCAGGGTAGGTGCTACCAACGCTGCTCTGCGCAGTGATGTAGCGGCTGAAATAGAGGCTGGTGGGCTTCGTGGTGCTGTTGTTGTAGCCTTGGAAATAGGTGCTGGCCATGTTGTATTCCAGCGAGTTGCTGGTCATGGCGGTGGTAGTGGCCTGGGTGAACCCTGCGCCGCTGATGGTGACGGTGCCGACGCCAGAGAGCACGGTATAGGTGCCGAGGCTCAGGATGTAGGTACCGGGGGGAACGAGGGACGCGAGCGTGCCCTGGATCTGCTGGCCCACAGCAAGTGATCCGCTCGTGGTGGCGACGACAGTGAGAGTGGTGCCAGTGCAGGTGGCGGCGCCAGACCAGGCATACTGCCCGAAGTAGGCGAGCACAGCGGCAGCGCTGGTGAAGGCCAGCGGAGCGCCGACAGGCAGGTTGGTGCTCTGCGTGAGGAAGAGTCCGTTGAGCGCGAGCGGATTCCCGCCAGCGGCCAGGACTCCCGGCACAACAGAGACGATGGACGAAGCAGGAATGCTCATGTGTTGTCCTTATCTGGGGATGGTTTGTGAATTGACAGTGGTTACGGAGACAGACTGCATGAACTGCATGGGCAGGATCACTCCTGTGTTGACTACGAGGTGGAGCTTCACGATGTAGCGTTGTTCATACTGCTGCTCCTCATTGGTGAAGGCCATGGAAAGCGGGTCATCAGAGTAGAGCGGCAGGATGGAAGCTGTTCCTTGTGCTTCGCAATAACTCTCAAAGAAGTCGCACCCAGGCTCAGAGTCGAACACAGTGGCAATGGCAGTGGCTAGATCCCCAGCGCCTGTGCCGTAGCAGTCGCACTGGATAACGTAGTCGAAGGAGTTGTTGACTGTCTCTGTTTGGGCGGTGGTGTTGTAGGTGAGATCGAACGAGGAGAGATTCTTCTGCTGCACCTGGGTCATGATGATGCACGATGGTGCTGGCATTGGTGCGCCGTTCAACCGACCTTGGATGACATGGTTGATGTCAAGACCAGTGAGATACATGAGCCACGCCTGCACGGCAGAGAACACCGCCAGCACAGGGGTTTCGAGCGCGTAGCCTGACATCAAGTCACCTGCTTGCAGATGGTGGCAGAGCACCAGTCGGGCCAGACTTCCACGACCTGCACTACCAGCCAGGTCGTGCCATCGGGTAGGATCAGACGGTCACCACCCAAGCCAGCAGCGCGGTCGATGCCTGTCAGGATCTGGTCACACCACACCTTACGGGTGATACCGGACTGATTCAGGTCCTGCAGGTGCTTGATATCAGCTGCGGTGAGTTGCTGCACCTGACACTGCACAGGAACGGATGGGTTGTAGGCCGGAGTGACCACGCCGCCGACTGCCGTGGTGATACCAATGTTCTGATACCACTGACAGGTAATCATCGGGTTGATGGTCCCGATCAGATTGGCAACGAGGTCGTGTAGGCTCACTTGTAGACCACCCGAAAGTCTGCTGCGTTGATGAGGTTGTGCGAGTCGATCAGTGGCTGACTGAAGCCCTTGCGGTCCACAGTCTTCTGCTGAAGTGGCTCGAAGGTGCCATTGAGCAGCGAGTCTTGCAACTGCTCCTTGATCTTGAGGCCGACCAATTGAAGGGCATCTTGGGAAACATAGTTGTTGGCCTTGAGCGCAGCAGCCATGAGCTTGCCCCAGGTGGGCGACTGCTTGGCGATCATCTGTGAGAAGAATGGCCGAGGCGGCAGGTTCATCTCCTCATTGCCATACTCCATGATCGCCGCGATGTATGGTGCAGCCACACCGCCAGGAAGACCCTTGGCAGGCTTGTCGGTGCGCTTCATGTTCTTGAAAGCACTCTTGGGTCGCGGCCCATTCCAGCCAGCAGTTGAGCCTTCGAGAAAGCCGACCTCGACCTTGAAATCTTGGGCATTGCCCACGATCCCAGCCAGCTTTGCCATCAGGCTACTACCACCAGACCAGACTTCCATCACCAGCTCCCTTGGATAAGGTGCGGATCGATCACGAAGTGACCACCAAGTCTGTAGGGGAGAGAAGCCTGCCAGTAGGCTGCGCCATACTTGGTCTGCATATACCAAGCTGCCCCATTTTCACTCTTCATGTCCATGCTCACATGCACAGAACCTTCGCCTGCGCTGTTGATGCGCCCGACCATCTGGCTGGGCGTCTGGCCGTTCACACCGCCATTGAGAGCAGCGATGTGAGCGGTCAGCATGTTCATGAACATGGTCTGGATGTTAACATCATCGACCATTCCACCACCATCATTGCGGCAGTAAATTCCAGCTTCCAGAAAATACTGCTGAAGCAGCGGCACATCCAGAGAGGTGAACTCAGGATAACGTGCCAGGAAGTTTTCAGAATTGAAAGTCGCAATGACGCCCATGGGCTACTCCGGGGAGTCTTGATCAGGATTGAGCTTGCTGATGCCGTCCTCTTTCGCAGGCTTGATCTGTTCAAAGCCAGTCTTGACTGTCTCCATGTCTTTTGCACGAGCGATACCATCACCGTTCTTGGTCTGCTCGATTGCAAAGACAAGGCCCTGCTTCAGGGGCGCATACTCAGCACCCATGCGCTTCTTCCAGGCCTCCCAGAAGTCTTTGGCCACAGGAGTGACACTGTGCTGATACACAATGAACTCCTCCTTCGTTGGCTTGAACTTTGGGTGAGGCTGGATATAGCGCGAGGTGCGGGGCAATGTGACCCTGATGACTTCCCCATCCTTCTCTAGACACATGGTCAGTCCCTGCGGGAGCTTGCAGTAGACGTTGAGAAATTCGACAGCCATTGGACTAGGCTCCTAAGAGAGAGGCGATTGCGGCAGGCACCTTGATGATGCAGCCCCAGGTGCCGCCGGACTTTTTCTGGTGCGTGCTGGAGGTCTTGCGGACAATGGCGTGGGCACGCATCTTTTCCGTGAAGGCCATGAAGCCAGTCTTCTGGCCCTGGACCTTGGGAGCGATCAGCTGCACGAGGTTGCCGCCACTGAGGATATACTGCTGAGCAGTCTTGAAGTCCATCTTTGGGAAGGCTTCCTTGAGGTAGGCCTTCACACTGGGCGTGCCATAGGTGTTCTGCATCGGAGTCAGCAGGTAGGGCTGGAGGGTGCTGGGGAGGCAGAGGACCAGTTCGTCCTCCATCTCGATGTTGCCCTGAAGCTGCTGCTGGAGGGTGACGAACAGGTTCTGGATGTCCTGCACGATCTGCGCACCGGTGGCAGCTTTCCACACGCCATTGAGGGGCGAGATGGAGGGCAGCAGAGCCGGGTCATTCAGCAGGCCGTAGTTGTCCAGGCCAGCCACACCAAAGAAGTAGGTCCGGTTCTGGAAGGTGTTCATGATCAGGGCGCTGGAGACGTTCTGCTCAGCAGCCCAGTCGATCTTCGCGAGGCCAGCCTTGGCCAGTTCCTTGTCGCCCCAGCGGGTGAAGGTCTGGTAGGCGTAGCTCTGGCGAGGGATCCAGTTGGCATTCGCGCCGACCAGCCCATTGTCGGAGTCATCGCCGTAGCTGCTGACTTCTCCGGTGGACTCGATCATGGGGAACTGAGCGGAGTCCATCAGCCAGTCGCCCTTCTTGACCTCGCCGAAGATGTCCACGGCCTTCAGCGGCGTGGTGAGCACGCGCACAATTTCAGGGTCGAGGAAGTTGGAGAGGTAGTTGGGGATGCCAGCGTTGCTAACGGTCACGAGGCCGCTCTGGAGCAGGTTGGTGGGAGCGTCCTGGGCCATCTGCATGGCCTGATCGAAGGACATGCCCACGGGCGAATGAACGTCCACGGCGGGGATGATCTCGTGGTCGCCACTGTCCATGCCGATGCCGTAGCGTTCGGCGAGCAGTTGGGTCTTAGAGGTGAAGTTCTTCATGGTTCTGGCTCCTTACCAGCGAGTGCCGATTTTGACGAGGTCTCCGACATTGCCAGCGGAGTTGAAATACCACGGCGTCTCGATGAACGAGGAGAAGCTGCACGCCTGGGCAGTGATGGTGCCGGTGGTGGCCTGGGACAGAATGATCGTGCCGCTGGTCCCGTTGAAGGTGCCAAGGCTGGCGATGTAGGTGCCAGTGGGAACGTTGGTGATGGCCTGGACCTGCTGACCAACAGCGATCTGTCCGCTGGTGATCGTGTTGATGGTCATCGTGGTGCTGGAGGCAGAGGACACACTGGAGCACACACAGCCGCCGATCCCGATGTTGGCGATGGTGGAGTAGTTCTGCGAGGTGGTGGTGTTGACTGCGCCCAGGGTGAGGTTCACTGTGCCAGCAGAGCCATTGAAGGTGCCGAAGCTCTCGATGTAAGTGGGGAACTCAGGGTTCAGTCCGGTTCCGCTAATCTGCTGGCCGACCGCGACCACGCCAGAGGTGACACTGGCGATGGTGAGCAGGAAGGGCGTGGTCATGCTGGTCACAGAGGCAACCACCACAGCGGCAGTGCCCACGTTGGCGGTGACGAACGCACCAGCAGCAGCGGGATAGACATCGCCAGAGAACAGGTTCGCGAAGACCTTCTGGCCGATGGCGGCGTCCGCATAGACAGTCTTGGCCCAGAAGTCACCACGATTGAACATGGTGACAGGGTAGCCAGCCGGGATGCCCATGCCGTTGACGCCCAGCCAAGTGGTGATCAGGGCCTGCTGCTCGTTGGCGATGAATCCGTCAGGCAGAATGGGGGCGGTGGTGGAGTAGTTGTTGACGGTGGCGAGGCCGGTGGAAGCCACATAGGACTGCCACGCGAACTTGCCCACAGTGACGCCCAAAGCGCCAGCGGTGGGGTTGAACGCGCCAGCGTCAACGGTGGCAGTGGGGTTCATGGAAGCGCGAGCGCCCCAGACGCCCACGGCAGGGTAGAGAGCAACGCTTTGTTGAAAGCCGATGGTCATGTGTTGGCTCCTTTACGCCATGCCAGGAAGGTTGGGGAACTCTTCCAGGAGAGATTTGGTGGTGGCGGCATCCTGAGCGATGCGAGCCTTGGGCTTGCTGCTGTCGGCCTGGAGAACAGCCTTGACCATCGCGCCATACATGCTACGCGGGATGTCGGTGGTGTCGATGCCCTTGGCGTCCAGGGCCAGCTTGTAGATGCCAGCAGCGTCAGTGGCGAGCACATTGACACGGCCCACGATGGGCTTCACGATGTCAGCGGCGAGGTGGCGAGCTTCGAGGCGGCGGATGGCGAGGTCAGCGCCTTCGGTGCGGGCAGCTTCCAGCTTCGCATCCATGGCAGCATCCTTGGCCTTGGCGTCCTTGGCCTTGGCGTCCTTGCCTTTGGGCTTGCCCTTGACCCACTGGTCTTCTTCCTTGTCGTCCATGTCGCCCTCTTCGTTCTTGAGGTCGGCATCATTGTCGGCATCCTTGGCCTTCTTGTCGCCCTTGATCTTCTTCTTCAGGAAGGGAGGCATGGCATCTTCGCCATCATCCTCAGCTTCATCCTCGTCTTCGTCTTCGTCTTCGTCTTCGTCTTCATCCTCGTCTTCGTCTTCATCCTTCTTGTCCTTGGCCTTCTTGTCCTTGGCCTTCTTCTTGAAGGGGAAGGCATCTTCGCCTTCGTCGTTAGCGCCATCTTCGTCTTCAGCTTCCTCTTCCTTCTTCTTGTCAGAGGCAAGGTTGGAAGGCATCAGGGCCGACAGGACTTTGCGCAGGTCGCCGAAGGATTCATCAGTGGCCAGCCGGGAGCCGAAACGCTCCTTGACGGTACCGACGATGCCGTCGATCTGGCGATCGTAGCGACCGGGCGTGATGGACTTGCAGAGGGCTTCGAGTTCGACCGACTGGAGGGCCTGGTCCGCTGCCAGCTTCGGCACGATGTAGGTCGCGAGGGCACCCATGACACGGTGCCCCTGCGGGGTGAGAATGAGATTTTTCTTTGCCACTTTGGGCTCCTATGCTTCTAGGGTTACTTGCTTCCGGCACTCATGCCGATGTTGAACTGCTTCTCTGCGTTGTCTTTGGTCAGCCTATGAGCCTCCTGTGAATGCTCGTTTCTGTTGTTGGACATCCCAGTGCGTGACGTTACGCTTCGCACACGCACGGGCGTATTAAGGGTGATGGTCATTTGCGGGCCTTCGTCGTGATGGAGCCATCCAGTCCAGCAGGTTTCGAGTCATGCCATGGGGCGATCTTCCCAAGTGATGTCTTCTGCGGAGTCCCATGCTTGATGTAACCAGCATTATGCTCCCTGGCTGCGGACTCGTGCGCGGACTTCTTTTCCGGCGTGGGAGCTAGTTTGGCAGCCCGAGTGTGTTCTGTCCACGCATTGAGGTGAGCATTTTGGATGTCAGCCTTACCGACACCCTTCTTCTCCAGTTTGGCAGCATTCTTCGTTGCTTCCTTGGCCTTGCCGGAAGCAACACTATACTTCGTTGCTTCCTTGGCCTTGCCGGAAGCAACACTATACTGATTGACCCCATCAGGATTGGAGTCCTTGGCAAAGAAGATGCTCCTGATCTTTTCCGTTGGCCCATTGCCCATGGCCTCCCTGACTTTTCGGTAGTCAACCACCTTTGCACCCCCAATCTTGGAATCCATAACCTTCACATCGTGGCCAGCACGACCTTCAGTGACTAGGGCCACATGGTTGCCTTCGAGCTTCGTCATCACCCCATCATAATGCTCGCCCTCGAACACGCCAGGATTCATGACTGGAGCGTAGCGATAGGCACAGGAGAGCTCGGCCTTCTTCTTCTCTTCCACATCACTGATCGCGCTGGCAGTGTGCAGCACCATACTGTTCTTCAGGTAAGGCGCATCGTATTCAGCATCGGTGCCCGTGCTGCCCACGACATGCTTCTTGATCTCCGGCTTGTCCAGATCGAACGCACTGACAGGGATGTGGACATCGAGGATTGGCAGGTTGTTGAATGTGCTGGCCCCTGCCTTCAGTTCTTCAGGAGCACGCAACAGCTTGTAGACCTTCTTCGGATCCAGACCCAGTGACTCGCAGCCAGGGATCTCGTGGCCGTAGTAGGGGTTCACCGTGGCCTTGCTGATGTTGGTCAGCGAAACGTGGAGGTAGCCGTTGGCATCCACCGTTCGCGCTGACTGCTTATCGAAGGCTATGAGCATTGGCTACTCCGCAGACGCAGGAGGAACATCAGCGCCCATGCTCATGGGCACAGCAGACTCACCCACAACTTCCACGACCTCAGGCAGCGGCTCAGCAGCGCTGAAGCTGGGAGCGCCATTGACCGGATCAAACCGGACCAGTGTTGCAGTGCCATCTTCGTTCACGCCGAAGTAGGTCTTGGAGCGATCCAGGTCTTCGATGTTCACTGCTTCGGCATCGAATGCTTCATGGAGCGGAGTCAGTTGGGCAACCAGTGCATTGGCCTGATCGATGTTGGAGCGCATGGCATTGATGGATGATAGCATGGTCATATCGATTACCTTCCGGCAGTCTTGAGCTGTGCAGCAGTGGTGGCGTGGTTGACAGACTGGGTCTGGCTGGCAGTGGCCTGGGCTGTGGTGGCTCCAGTTGCAGTCCATGCAGAAACGGCAGACTGGTGAGCAAAGGAAGCAGCATAGTGCAGCTGGCTGGTGTTCTGGTTGTTGGCAGCAGCACTCAGTGCATTTGCCTTTTGGGTCAGATCCAGAGCAGCATCAGTAGGTGATTGGACAGACATGATCAGACTCCCTTGAATAGGCCCACAGCCTTGTGCTGCTGGGCACGAAGATAGAAGGGGCCACCATCTTCACCAATGGCAAATAGCGCATCGGCAGCTTCCATGTTGGCCTTGAATGCGATGTCTGCTGACGCAGCATCATAGATAAGCTGGCTAGCAGCATCGGCAGCAGCCACAGCGCCAAGAGCATATGCCAAAGGGCCAGGGGTAGGAGCCACTGCCTCCTCAGGTGCGACCACAGAGGCAGGCTCCGCTGGAGTAACGGCCACCTCCTCTGTGGTCGCTTGAGCCAGTTCCTGAGGGGGGGCAGGTTCTGGTTCTGGCGTGGCCGCGAGTGCCGCTTCGTCAGCAGCAAGCTGGGCCTTGTCTTCTTCGACCTTGTTCTTGTAGAATTCATTGGCCATCATGCACTCCTATAGCCTGGGATAATGGAGGACGAAAGACAACCGCAATTGATTGCTTCTCCTGGCAGCACTGGGCCGAAGCCATCATCAAAGTCGTGCCCCTCTTCCACTGGGTAACTCTGGCCATCGAAGTCTGCATGCTCTTCGCGTGGGTGTATGCTGGCCGCAGTATGAACCCACTCAGCTTCAAGTATACCGTTTTCTAGCTGGCGCGCCCTATGAAATGCAGAAGTCATTTTATTATTTTGATCGCGCGCAATCAGACTTGCTCTGCGCCGCGTAATTGCAAATCTGTCTTCAAGATTTTTTGTGAAGCCTACCAGATCACGACCATGTTCAATTGATGTCTGTGCCATCTTGCGAATGTCAGCAAATGCCTTCTTGGGAATGCTTGGACCATCCTTGATGGCTCTGCTGCTGATCAGATCAATATTGTCCTTGAGCTGCTTGGTGATGGTCTTCTTGAGAAGTGGCGTCATTTCAAACTTGATGCTGAACGAGTCCCACCAGTGCTTCTTGGCATCCATGACCACTTCTTCATGCGCAGACGCATGCATTGGAGGAGGAGTGATGCCAGCCTGACGCAGTGAGGCAGCAAAAGCAAGATCATGATGACGCAGAGCTCGATACACAGCGCCAAAAGCAATGTCACCAGCTTGGTCATCGAAGACCTCCTCCCAATGCTGCTCAAGCTTGTCCAGCTCGTGCTTCAGCTCGCCCATTGGGAAGGTCTGGGGAAGAATTGGCTGGGGAGCTGATTTGTAGATGGCGAGCAGGGATGTTTCGAGGTCGTGGTTCATGGAAGCAACAACCTTTAGCAGTTCCCTATCATACCACATGCGCACACCCGCGCTCGCGCGCATGGGCGCGAGCTTGATTGGGTTGGGCGATGGATTGCGCAGGGCGATCATACTACTGGCCATCCCCATTCATAGCAGTGCCACCATCAGTACCTAGCACTTGGCCACCGAACACAACCTCAGTGGTGTCATCGCCAGCAGCCTCGGCAATATAGGCATTGGGATTGATCACAGCATTGGCCACACCGATGGCCGTCACATCACCGATGCAGAGATGCGGCAGGGTGACCTGAGTGGCTGTGCTGGCATCGATCTCGACCATGCGATTGCAGCAGGTGAACAGATACTGGCTCATTTGGCTCTCTCCCTTGAGTTGGTTTTGGAAATTGGGAAGCGTGTGTTGAAACCTTGCGCCTGTAGAGTGGTGATAATTCTCTCTGCTTCGTCTTGCCACACAAACGTAGAAGGAACCTCAAGATTGGCTGCTGCATAGAGGCGCTGCAGCAGAGGCTTGGCGCTGAGGTCGAAGAAGGCGAGCCTCTCAAGATCAGCAACAGGGATCGTCACCATGAGCTTCGCCATCACAGCTCCACAGCTTCAGGCAATGGCGCGGATTCCATCTTGTGATGGGCCATTGCAGCTTCGTGCGCATCAATGTAGGTCTCGTGCAGATGCTTGTGCTGCCTTGTAGCTGACACCAGAGCTTCTTCGTGGGCTGCTCGCGCCCTTGCGTGCGCCTTATGCGCTGCTAGGTGAAATGCCCTGGTGTCAGTCTTGTGCGCCACATTAGTGGCCTTCTGCGCAACGGCAGAATGTCTCATCGCAGTGTTGGTTGGATCATCGTCATTCAACTTGTCGGTATGCTGGTTGCCAGGCCACAGTCCAGCATCATGGGCCATCCGCGCTGCGTCATCAAGCATTATGTCAGCTGCAGCTCGCAGCACAGAGTCATTCGAGCTTTCATTGTCTTCCTGCGCATCTTCCATCGCAGACTGCGAGGCTTGTGACTGTTGGCCTTTGTCGGGAGCCGGGGCCTTCCCTGCAGGAGCAGGCTGCACCAGTTTGCCTTCTGGCTTATCCACATCAAGATTATTGTAGCCAGATGAAGGATCGCCAGCAAGCTTGTCACGCACTTCTTCAGGAGTTACAACTCCAGCAGTGATGTAGCCAACATCAGTTGCGCCATCGGCCTTGCGCATCTCACTGCGCTCCTTCTCTGTCATATCGACAAGATCGACAAAGTCAAAGGTGATGTCATCATAGATCTCTCCAAACTCAGAACACATGATGATCTTTACCAATGCCTCAAGAGGCCGACGGAATTCAGACTCCTGGCATCCGTGGACGTGGTTGTTGAAGATGGTAATATCAGTCTCGGCAGTCGAGGTCAACCCTTTCGGAGATAGCCCAAACATAATGGTAAGTGGCGTCTTGGAGACACTTGCCATGTTCTCCTGTGCCTGTGCCTTCAGATCGCTCAGACCTGCCAGAGCAGTCGCTTCCTTGCTAAGCTCCTCTGTGTCCTTGTCGCACATGAAGACGCCCTGACTATTCTGAATGGCAGTAAATAGCTTCAGTCGTCTCTGCACCTTGTCTGCGCCAGCCGAGAGCATCGCTGCCATGTTGGTCTTGAATACTGTGGTTGAGTAATTCTTCAGCAGACGGCCAACGCTGTCGCGCGTGCTGTGCCAATACTCAACATATGGGATGCCAAGCTGAGTGATGCTCATGCCGCTGAAATTGTAGACTGGCTTGAGAAGATCAGGCAGAGGATAAGGAATGAACGTCAGCAAGCGCGAGGTGTGGACCTGACGCGAGTAGACGAACCACGAAGAAGGCTCGTAGTAGTCCTGTGCCAATGGATCATCAGCATTGTAGGCAGCAGGATAAGTGGTGATCGGCTCAATGCCCTTGATGCGCTTCAGACTGCCTTTGGCAATCTTGGCTGGGTCGATGAGCAGTGGCTTGTCTAGCTCCTCGCCCTTGTCATTGTCATCTCCGAAGTCAACAAAGAGCTGCGCACGACCCATGGAGCGGCTGGTCTTGCCTGCCCAGTTGAACCACTCCTTGACATGCAGACGATTCATCACTTCTTCAATCTTGCTGATGGCATCTTCACGTTTGTCGTCGCCAGTGCTGCGCAATTCGATCCACTTGCGCGTCATCTCATTGGCAGTAGGCTCATACAGATCCCGGTATTCGCTCACCTGCGTTAGTTCAGTCAGAAAGGGGAACCCAGGAAAGCCACCATAGGAAAACATCCCTGCACTGGCCTGCCCCACAGTTGCTGGCAGCATTGCATCCATGGCAATGACGTGCTTATCAGGCACGCCAATAAATTCTGGAGGGACATAAGGAGTAAGTGCAAACTTAGGCTGAGGAAGATTTGTTCTGAAAGCTCCGTCGCCAACTGCAATAACTGCTTCCAAAGTCGTATCAGCATCCTCTAGGAGCTTCTTCTGGAAGGCTTCCATGCCTTCGGACGTATTTTTCGCTTGCACAGCCCTACGATGTGCTAGCTCGCGGGCATTGCGCCTGTCGCGAAGGTATTTGGAAATTGCATTCATCGCTTGCCCCCAAACTTCGCATCATGTTCTCTGTTTACTGCAGCTTGGGCTAGGCGCTCATGGGTGCTGGCATGCTCTGCATTGTATTTCATGCGCTCATAGTTGCCTTCCTTCTTGAAGGACTGCTGAGCATTGCGATGCGATGCCGCAATTGCACTGTGCATAGAAGAGGACTGGTCTTTTGTCTCAGCAGCATGTCGCAGCAATCGCTCTGCGCGCTGCTGATGTTCGGCACCAGTCCACTGGTTGTGCCCTTCTGGATTATCGTCCATAGCAGTGATGCTCAGGTCCCCATCGCACACCGCCTGAGAATCATCATCAGGACCTTCGCTGTCTGCAGGGTGGTTCTTCCAGTCAGTCTTTGGCGTCTCGAACTTCGCATAGAAGTCTTTCAACTTGGAGTGGCCGGACATGATTGCGTCATTGCTCATCAGAAGTTCCCCGCTTGAGCAAATACTGAAGGATTGATATACTCATGCAGCGCAACTGATGGCGTATTGTGCAACTCAGACGCAACTGCCTTTGCCACATCCATCTTTAGCTTCTGAAAATCTTTCTCTGTGTGTGCCTTGCGATCACCAAGAGCAGCCACAGCCACCTTGTTTGCGACATAGGTGCGTGCGTCCTTCGGTTTGAAGTGCTCGTTGCCAGAAGTCTTCTTCAGATAGTCAGCAACTTTGGCAGCACTGGTCTTGAAGAGTGGCACGTCCTTGCCAGCCTTGTCGCGCAGATGCTCAGCAAGCACACGATCCTTCAACTCGTGCTCGATATGCACGCCATCCTTGCCATGGAAGTTGAACTTGATTGTGTCGCCTTTGACAGAGATGTGCTCACCACGCAGCGTGCTGGCGCCATACGTTGAGATTGACGTCACAGAAAGCACATGACTAGTTTCCTTGTCGTGCTCCTTGTGCTTGGTCTCGTTGCCTTCATTGCCAATGCGAAAGCCAGTTGCCAGACAGAGCCGGAGGCATGCGGCAGAATCATTGCCCTTCTTCACATCCTTGTTGATCTGAGCTGCCAGAGAAGGAACCGCAGCAGCAAACTCCTTGGCTCGTTCAAACTTCTCAGCAGCCTGCTGTCCTTTGTGGTTGTCGCTGTAGAACATCTTGCGCAAACCATTTGGCCCACGACCAACAGCAAGCAATGCACCAGCAGGATCGTGATTCACCCAGATGTCACGATATCCAGGTGCGACACCAGCAGCTTTGAGCAAGTCTTGAATGTGACCAGGAACTGCCTCACCATTGGCAGTCTTCCATTCCACCTTTGACTCTTTGCCCTTGCCGATGCGCTCACCAGTTATCCCACCAGTTCCAAAACGCCCATTGTTGTCGCGCTGGTGTGCTTCCTCGTCCCATTCATCACAAACCAATGCATATGCAATGGCATCGAGGTCTTCCATTGCGGTGATCGATAGGAAGAACTCGCTCACAAGGCCCCCATCGCAGCAAGCAGCTCATCGGTGATCTGCATCGGGCCAGAGTTGCCAGTCACCTTTTCCAGCGCACCAATGAAGGCATCAACGTCATCGTCGTGCTTGGTGTTGGGGAAATTGGCGCAGTGGTCAACGAATGGCGCAACGTATTCCTCGCCCTCAAATAAATACACCAGACCACTTTCGTGATTTGGTGACATCAGATCAGCACGCAGGATCTTGTCAGTTGACGTAATGCTCTCTGTAATTGGAATGCGCGTCTCGCGCTTGAGCGTCTGGATCGTAGCCTTGCCAGAAGCAGAGCCACCACCCTCAATGTTCACTTCGTGCGGTTTCCATCGATCATACAGATCCTTCACCACACGCGTGACATCAGGAAACTGCAGCTGCTCCTGCCAGACATCAATCACATAATAACGAGAGCCAGCAACGCCGAGTGTTACGCACGCAGTGAAGTCGTCTTTCTTCTTGCCACCCAACGCAGTGTCCCAACGCTGGATGATGAACTCAATTCCCAACTCTCGGAAATACATCTTGCGTTCTGCTTCGCTCATCAGCGAGACAAGCTTTGGTGCGCGAATGTATTTCCAGTTCTCCCGCAGGAAGATATTACCAGCAGCAGCAGATGGGCGCTGCTGGTAAAGAGAAGCCCACACCTTGGACCCAACAGCCTTCTTGATGCGCTCCAGTGCAGACTCGTCAAATCGCTCAGGGTGCAGTGCAGCACCCTTCTTGCGCAGCAGCTCACCAGTCTCATTGTCGAACTCATCTTCTTCAGCGACAGCCGGGAATCTGAACTCATCCCACTGCTCGCCATCCTTCTTGGCCTGATCAAGAAGTTTGCCCACCAGATCATCCTGATGCCATCTCGTCATAATAACAAGAATGCCCCCACCAGGGGCACAGCGAGTATACAGAGTGGAAGTGAACCACTCCCAGATGCCATTGCGCACCGTGTCGCTGTGCGCTTCTGCTGCATCCTTGATTGGGTCATCAACGAGCAGCACATGCCCGCCACGACCAGTCACACCAGCACCAACACCAGCAGACTTGTATACGCCAGTGTGATTTACGACTTCAAAGATATCACTATTGCGCAGATAGCTGCCATCTGCGACTGTGCGAATGTTGCTGCCCCAAAGCTTGGTGCCAGGAAACAGCTTTGCGTATTCAGGGCTGTCAAGAATACGCTGGACGTCACGATTGATGGAAGATGCCAGATCACTGGCATAGGACGTAGCAATGAAGGACAGGTCAGGATATTTGCCCAAAGCAAAAGCCGGAAATCTCCGGCTCACCAGTTCGCTCTTGCCACTGCGTGGTGGCGCTTCAATGATCAGTCTGGGTGATTTGCCTGCCATGACATCAGCAAGGAACTTGTCGAGACATGCAGCCAGTTTCTTGTGGAACCAGCCAGCAAGATAGTCTGGCTTGGTGAAGGTTGTGAACCAGATCAGGCCGCGACGTGCGCGCTCTTGCATGGCTGCTTCTGCGAGCAGCTCAAGTTCGAGGTCGGTTAGGCCGAGTGCCATGGCTGCTGTCACAGCCCACTCTCCTCATCAGTAGCAGACACAGCATCAGGAATACAAACCGAGGTGATCTCAATGCCACCAACAATGGTCTCCCCACCAGCAGCACGCGCAAGCTTGGTCTTATCCACCAGACCAGCCAGCGTGGACAGCTCGTCAATTGACAGCCGAGCGAGATCATGCTTCGTCTCAATGCGCAGAGGTCCACCCTCAGCACCAGTGACCTGAATTGGCAGCAGCCGAGTCCACAGCTTGTAGAAGTCCGTCTGGTTCATGCGCGCCCATTTGACCAGAGCAGGGACACCACCCATAAGGTCAAATGCTTCGATCAGCGCATTCTTGACGCTGATGGTGGTCTTGTTGAGACAGCCCTTTGGCTTACCACCCTTGGCCTTTCGTGGGCCGTCTTTGGTGAAGCCATTTGTGGGCGGCTTACCTCTTCCTGGGTTCAAGACTGTTGAAGGCACTACATCTCCGTGTGGTTGTGTGCTGCCAGAGTTACGTCAAGGTGGCGACATGTCAGAGGCAGAACAGAGTCAAGTCAAAGGCAGATCACAAGCATGTTCGCGCCACAAAGCGTGGCCGTCCCTTAAGCTTACGTTTTCAGGATTATTTGGAAAGGGCAAATTTGTAATTACTGCCGATTAGCACAAGCAAACCGAACATGGCCGCGCAGGGCGACCTACCCCAAACTGTTTTGTGTTATAACTGAAACCGATAGTGCGCGCTGCTGCACCCCACACTTCCAGAAAATAGATAAGAGCGAAGCATTATGTGGTATTATTCATGTTGTGCAACTTCAATCGCCCCGAGATAGAGACGACAGGACTCCATCCCGGCTACTTCCATCAGACCCCTCGCTTCGTAATACACTCAGCTTTGTCAAGCCTATCTTCACAATGCAGAAAACTCCTCGCTTCGACGAAGCGTCTAATAAAATCTCTCCGCTTCGCACTCACCTTTGTTATTTCTCAATGCTTTCTTGTGTGTAATCTTTGCTACGAAGCGTTAGAAGCGAGCTTCAGAGAGATTGCACTATGAATCATAGTACAAAATGCTTCGCGTTATACCCCTGCTCCCCCCCCCATTCATGTCTGTGAAATTTTCTGCACCGTTTTGCCGCTTCGCCGCTTCGGTCTCTGGCAAATGCGCGCTTGCACACAGTCTGCTGCGAAGCGGCAAAAAATTTTTTATCCGCTTCGCTTATTTCCGTCAGGCGAACCGCGAAAAATATTCCCACGCTTCGTCCAATTCCCACCTTGAGGAATCACTCTGAACATTCTAGCACTTCAGAAGTTTTCCATCTCACACACAAAGTTCGCAAGCTAATCGGCAGGCACGCAAAAATAACAGTTTCAAACTGCGGACTTCCAGGCGATACTCAAGAAGTCATCCGCTTTGCCCCACCAAAAGCTTTGCAATCTATAGTACAGGACCAACACAAGGAACAGCATATGAGCACACAATCCAGAGTTTTCATCTCTCAGCAGCCCAAGCCGAATGCGCGAGGTTGGATGCCGAATCTTTCTCCTGCAATGGGCTATGGGAAGTTCCACTTCATCTTCAACAGTGGCGACCAGCCCTGGTGCGACCCTGATGGCGCAATGGACCATGCGCATGAGGTTCTTCAGGACTTCGACCCTGCGCACGACTACCTCCTCTACCCCAACTCCGGCGATCCTGCGGGCATGTGGGCCATCCTCCTAGTCCTGTCTCGGCTCGACATCAGCAAGGTCACCTGCCTCTACTGGGAGCGCAAGTTCGAGAACGGAGAGCGCAGCAAGACTGATGGATTCTATTCCCCAGTCACCTTCAATCTTGCCCTGTAGGGTGCAGCATGCACAGCATCAGCAACGAACAAGAGTTCTGGGCACTGGTGAATATCTCCACGCCACACTGGACCATTATTGAGCAGGACAAGGCCAGCGACACCTGCGCAGAAGTTCTTTACAATGGCAAGAAGATCAGAGCCAATCGCCTTGCCTATCTATTTGAGCACAACAATTACATCACCCCATACCTGCTCATCTATGCCATCTGCGGCAAACCGCACTGCTGCAATCCAGAGCACCTTGTCACCCTTACAAAAGCAGACTACGGCGCAATCATCAAGGAAGCTCGCAGAGTCAAGATGTCAGCCTTCACAGAGGTCAAGTATAACAAGCACGGTCGCATCACCAACCTCCCAAAGATCTGATGATCTTGGGACCAACGCAAAGGAGCAAAGATGAATGAAGAGATACGGCAGCACCTGGATCTGCTTGCAGATGCTGAGGAGCCATCCAGCACGCCGAAGGATCTGCAGCAGGCAGTGTGCTATGCAGAAGAACTACGTAGCATCGAGGCCAAGCAGTCTGCGCTCAACTGCCAGCTGAAAGACCTCGGCTCTCGCTATGACAAGATCCAGCTGGAGTTGCTCCCTGATCTGCTCGTTGCCATCGGCATAAAGAAGTTCGCACTGGAGTCTGGCGATCTGATCGAAGTCAAGGATTTCATCAGAGGTAACATCCCCACTCTCTCCGCAATCGCCAAGGCAGAGGACCTCGACAAGTTGGCCCTGCAGGAGCGCAGGGACGCAGCCATCAAGTGGCTCAAGGACAACAACAGCGAGTCCATCATCAAGAACCAGGTCATTGCGCTGTTCGGCAAAGGTCAGGCCGCAGATGCCAAGAAGGCATTCGAGACCCTCCAAGCGCAGGGCTATGTTGTAAAGCAAGAGGAGGAGATCAACTTCCAAACCTTGAACTCACTTCTGAAAGCCAAGCTGGCTGCTGGCGTCAATGTCCCAGTCGAGCCATTCGGACTCTATGTCGGAAAGAAGGCAGAACTCAAGATCAAGAAAGGATGACAGATGAGCGCATATCAGCAGCTGTTCGATCGCGCAAGACTCCACATGAAGGGGTGGCTTGAAGCGCAAGGACATCACCATCATGCTGGCCAAGGTTGACATTGCTGTCTCCCACAATGTCCACGCTGCACTTATCAAGGAGTTTGCTGATCAGCATCTGCTTGAATTGCTCAGCCAGAAGACCCTGAAAATTCCTGGCGGAGCTGCTGTCGTGGAAGAAGTCACCAAAGCTCCAATCAGCATCCGCGTCAAAATTCTAGAGCAGCAGGTCGCAGAACTGATGCAACAGGTCGTCAAATTGAACATGCGTCTCATCTGAGGTAACCAATGCACAAATCCACAGCTACCAGCAAGACTGCTCAGACCAAGAAGGCCAAGGTGCATAAGGCTCCTGCAGGCTACGGCATGAAGAAGGCTCCACGCAAGAATCTCTACATGAGCTCCGATGGCACCACCTACGAAGGCATGGTGAAGCAGCATGGTGGCAAGACCACCATCATCAAGACCACCATGGTGCGCATCAGCCCTAGGCTCTGCGATGCCAAGGATCGCAATGGCCTCCACAACAACAGCGTGCGTCGCCGCATGGCGAAGCATGGCATCACCAGCATCCCTGAATAAAAGGAGCCACCATGAACGCAACGCTCGAAACCATCACCATCAATGGCATCGAATATGTGCAGAAAGCTGCTGCTGAAGCTGCTGCTACACAGACCATTGGCGACAAGCGCATCATCGTCGCAGATCGCGGCTGGGTGTTCGTTGGTGACTGCGAGGATCACGACGATGGAACAGTCACCATTCGCAATTGCCAGAATATCCGCAGCTGGGGAACCACCAGAGGACTGGGAGAACTAACCACAGGCCCTGTTGTCGGAGTCACAAAATATGATGCCTATGGCATTGTCAGATGCACCCCAATTGTTCAGATCAACGTCACCAGCGGATGGTGAGCAATGGCAAAGACCCTGCTACTGATTGCTGACGGCAACGGCGACGGCTACGGCGACGGCTACGGCGACGGCTACGGCAAT